GGCGGTGGGCGCCGACTCCCGTCATCCCCGTCGACCTGACGCGCGATCCTATCGTTCTCAGGACGTGGCCTACCCGGGTCCGCAAGGTCGGGGTGGTGGTGGCAGTCGTGGTGCCGGGCGATCCTGTCTCCAAGAGCCGACCCCGGGCGGCCTTTCACCGTGATGGGGTGCGCATGTATACCCCGAAGGACACCGTGGAGGCTGAGCGGACGATACGGATGGTGGTCCGGTCTACCTACCAGCAGCTCGTCGTTGATGGGGACTCGGCGTTCGGGGTCCGAGCGTCGTTTCATGCCGCGACCCAGCAGCGGCGCGACGTTGACAATATGGCAAAGCTTGTCTTTGACGCCTGCACCGGGACGGTATGGGCTGACGATAGTCAGGTCATCGAACTGCACGCGCGTGTATTCCGGGGCGATCCTGAGCCCCGAACGGAGCTGTTGATCTATTCCCTGGGCTTGCGGGCCACGTGGATGGTCAAGTGCCTGGTATGCGGAGGGCCATTCCGCATGTACCCGTCCTGGAAGGGGAGGCCGACATGTTCGCGGACTTGTGCCGTTTTGTGGGCGCGGAGATTCCGTCAGGATCGCCAATGTGCTGGGTGTAGCAAGACCCTGGAGCTACCGCGCTACCGCGCGATCGGCCGCGTGTACTGCTCGCGTGAGTGCATGACCGCAGCCACGACGGTGCGTTTCCGCTGCGCGGGGTGCGGCACCGAGTCGACGCGGCAACGGTCCCTGGCCAAGGGGCCGCGACTGTACTGCTCGGGAGAGTGCAAGAAGCGGACGGTGCTGGCTAGGCGCCGTTCGACTCCCCGGGGCAAGTGCGAGGTGTGCGGTGGTGGCACCTCTCGGCGCGAGTACGTTCGCTGTGCCGGGTGCATGAGACTCAGGGGGCGCCGATCGGCCCCATTGCCAGCTGTGACGCCGCACGAGGAGCCCGTGTGGGAGTTGACCGCCGATGGCTGACCTCCCCGCGCTGCCTCCCTACGCCCTCCTGGGCCACAGGGACCGTCCGGGTGAGCCCTGTCCGTGGCACCTCCCCAGGCGATGGGCGGGGAGCTTCTGTCCGCCGGAACTGCGCCCCGACACCCGATCCGGCTGCGCGGTGAGCCTGACGGCCTGGGAGCGCCGTAGCGGGCATGCCCCGAGCGACGCGGCCTACATCCCCGCGATGCTGGAGGGCGACCTGCAACGGGCGCTCGCGGAGACGGCGCCGGGCTGGCTGCAAGCGCTGGTGCGGGCGACGCGCACCACCCCGTGCCATGAGCCGGGAGGGCGGCGGCTGCCCTGTGTGATCTGTGGGCACAGCTACGATCGGCCGGCCGGGGCGCGGGCGGTGGTGCGGTGGCTGGCGCAGTCTCCCTGCGGACCCGACTGGGGGGCCTGGGTGTCGGCGAACCCTGTGCGGCCCCACAGCTCGGCCTGTGACGCCGCGGCGTGGGGAATGGCGCAGGTACTGGCGGGCGGTCTCTGGTCGGAGCTGCCCCAAGCGCCGCGGGACTCCTCCTGCGCAGCCCCTGTGCAGGAGCGAATCGGCCAAAGCTGAGCGCCGTTGCACGCCGAGCTGCCCATGCCTCACGATCTCTGGCGATGGTGAACGGGTGCGCCCGTCCGGCGACTGGGCGTGTGCTCTTCGGCACCGGCCCAGCGGCCGAGTGGCTGGAGATCCACCCGCAGACCCTCCGCCGGTATGAGCGGATGGGGTTGGTGGACCCGATGCGCCGGAACGGGAGGCGCTACTTCACAGCCACCCAGCTCCGCCATCTGGAGCGGGTGATGCAGGAGGCCTACCGAGCCCGGGGCAGTCTCACAGCCGCCGCGGCGCGGATCGGGTAGAGGCGCGGAGGCATGGAAGGCAACCTTGAAAGACGATCAACCCTCGCGGCCTCCGCGAGTTCCGCGACCCACCCATCCCGAGAGTAAGCACACCAACCGGGGCAATACGCGGACCGGCCCGTCGCGCGGCCAACACTGCGGGCTGAAGCGTGGCACGCAGCCCTGGCGCAAGACTCCTGAGGTGCTGGCACGGCTGCCGATCGTGGCCGAGCGGAGCCTTCGGGGCGAGTCGGCGCGGGAGATCGCGGCGGACCTCGGCCTCCATCCCTGGACGATCCACCAGGACCGGGAGCACATCCGGGAGTTGGCCCAGGAGAAGCCGCTCGGCAGTCTGGCCGAGACGGTCGGGCGTCTCCGCTGGGTGATGGAGAGCGCCGAGAAGGCATTCATCGACACCGACGCTCGGAGCCTGAACCGCTCGGCCTATCTCGGCCAGTACCGCCAGGCCGCGATGGACGAGGCCAAGCTGCTGGGCCAGGAGCCCCGCCAGCGCGTCGAGGTGGAGGCCACGATCCGCAATGGGGATCTCGACATCGACGGCGAAATCGACCGCATCCTCGCCCGACGACTGGCGGTCCCTCGACTCGTGGTCGAAGCTGCGCCTCCGCTGGAGGCTCCAGGCACGGCCTGAGCAGCTGCCCCCACCGGGGGAGTGGCTGGCGTGGCTGGTGATGGCCGGCCGCGGCTACGGGAAGACGCGCCTGGGGGCGGAGGCGACCAGCCACTACCTGCACGGGCACCCCGGCTCACGGGTGGCGCTGGTGGCTCCCACGTGGCGCGACGCCCGAGACACGATGGTGGAGGGCGAGAGCGGGCTGCTCCGGTGCCTGCCCCCTGACGCGGTCCGCAAGTGGAACGCCAGCCTGGGCGAGCTCCAACTGGCGAACGGCTCCCAGGCGGCCTGCTTTGCGGCGACGCAGCCCGACCGGCTCCGCGGTCCCCAGCACGCGTTCGCCTGGGGAGACGAGGTGGCGGCGTGGGAGCGCCCAGAGACTTGGGACCAGCTCCTCCTGGGGCTGCGGCTCGGCGAGCGTCCCCAGGTGGTGCTGACGACGACGCCCCGGCCACGGCGGCTGGTGCGGACGATCCTGGACCACCCGAAGACGGTCACCGTCCGGGGGTCGACCTACGACAACCTGGACAACCTCGCGCCGGACTTCGCCGAGCGGGTGCTGGCGATCTACCGCGGCTCCCGGCTCGAGCGGCAGGAGATCTTCGGCGAGCTGATCGAGGACGTCGAGGGCGCGCTCTGGCGCCAGGGTCCGCTGGACGACGGCCGAGTGGCCGAGGCTCCGGCTGACCTCGTCCGGTCGGTGGTCGGGGTCGACCCGGCGGGTGGGGGCCGAGACGAGACCGGGATCGTCGTGGCGGCGCGCGGGGCGGACGGGCAGGGCTATGTCCTCGCCGATCGCTCTGGGCAGTACCACCCCGAGACGTGGGCCCGGCGGGCCATCGCGGCCTACCACGAGTACCGCTGCGACCTGATCGTGGCGGAGAAGAACTACGGGGGCGAGATGGTGCAGCACACGATCGCCACGGTCGACGCCTCGGTGCCGGTTCGGCTGGTCCAGGCGACCCGTGGCAAGGCGATCCGGGCGGAGCCGATCGCGACGGCCTACGCCCAGGGGCTCGTCCACCACGCCGGCGAGTTCCCGGCGCTGGAGAAGCAGATGTGTGAGTGGACGCAGGACTCGGGCGAGTCTCCCGACCGGCTCGACGCGCTGGTGTGGGCCATGACGGAGGTGTTGGACCACTCGGCCGCCTCCAGCTTCCTGCACGCGCTGGAGGACAGCCGCGTCCCGGCGGCGAGCTGATGGCCTTCTGGAGCCGTCGCCCCCTGGAGGCGCGGATTGCCGATGCGGTGACGACGGCGCTGGAGAAGGCAGCCGTCCAGACCGCACAGGGGTCCGCGCACCTCCCGGCCGGCACCACGACGCGCTCGCTGGCCGAGGCCAGGGGGGCGCAGGCGCAGACGACGACCCCGCTCCTGACCCCGCTCCCGCGCGATCCCCGCGACGCCGTGACGGCCTTCGGACCCGCTGTCCCGCTGACGCCGGCTCCGATCGACCCCGTCGAGGCGTGGGGGCGACCGCTGGCTCGGCGCTCGCAGTACCCGGTCGCGGTCAACATCCAACTCGGCCCCCAGCGGGCGGTCCCGTTCGAGGTGCTTCGGGCGGTCGCCGACCGCTGTGACGTGGTCCGGCGCTGCATCGACATCCGCAAGGCGGCGATCCAGCAGCAGGACTGGGACATCGCGCTCACCCAGGCCGCGACCCAGCAGATCATGAGCGACTACGCCGAGAAGAACCCCGAGAAGGCGACCGCGATCGGGCGCAAGCACTTCGAGGCGCAGATCACGCGGGTGCGGGCCTTTCTGGAGGAGCCGGACCCGCAGAACCACCTCGGCTGGTCCGAGTGGGTCGGCAACGCGCTGGAGGAGCACTTCGTCTGGGACGCCCTGGCGATCCAGCCGATCCTGACCTACGGCGGCGATCTCGTCGCGCTCCGCATCGTCGATGGCTCGACGATCAAGCCGCTGCTGGACGAGTTCGGCAACACCCCGGCGCCGCCGTACCCGGCCTTCCAGCAGGTGCTCTACGGCTTCCCGCGCGGCGAGTTCCAGGCGAGCTCGAAGCCGGACCGGGAGTTCCTGCACGACCAACTGCTCTACCGGCCACGCGACCGGAGGTCGGGGACGCCCTTCGGCTGCTCGCCGACCGAGAAGGCCCTCCCGCTGGCCAACCTCTATATGCACAGGCAGGAGTGGTTGCTCAAGGAGTTCAGCGAGGGGGCGATCCCGCGGGGACTGATGTTCGCCGACGCGGTGATGACCCCGGCGGACCGGCGGCAGCACGAGGCCAACCTGAACGCGGAGCTGGGCGGGGACACGTCGGCGCGGCTCCAGTGGACGCTGGTGCCGGGCGGGTTCAAGACCGAGTTCCCGCCGCAGATGGCGGAGAAGTACAAGGCCGACTATGACGAGTTCCTGATCAAGCAGATCGGGGCCAAGTTCGCGGTGATGCCGACCCAGCTCGGGGTCATCAGCCCGAACTACGGCGTCCTGGGCCGTGGCACGCAGCCAGGGGAGCAGGACATCTCCGAGACCCTGGGCGACCAGCCGCTGGAGGCGTGGCTGATCGACGTGGTGAACTCGGCGCTCCGGATGTATCTCGGGATGCCGTCCGCGCTGACCCTGGTGTTCAGCGGCGGCGGGATCGACGAGGACCAGCTGGTGCGGACGCAGACCCAGCAGGGGCAGGTGTCGACCGCGCTGCGGACCCTGAACGACATCCGGGCGGACAACGGGGACGACCTCTACCGCTTCCCGGAGGCGGACATGCCGTTCCTGGTGACCAGCACGGGGCCGGTCTTCATCCCGGGGTCGGCCCAGCCGGACCCCGCGGTCGCGGCGGCGAAGCCGGGTGGTCCCCCTCCAGCCACCGGACAGGACGCCCCGCCGCCCCAGACGCCGGACGATGACCCGGACGGCGAGGTCCAGAAGTTCGTCACTTTCGCCCGGCGGCGGGAGGGGCGACCGTGGCGGGACTTCGCCTTCAAGGCGGTGACGCCCGACCTCGGCGGCGCGCTGAACCGTGCCGGGGCCCGGGGTGACCTGGCCGCGGTCAAGGTCCTGGCCGCGACGCTCCCAAAAGCGCGAGCGGCTACTAAGCCGCCGTCCACGGGCAGCGGGACGGGAGCGCCTCCCCAGACGGTCGCGGGCGATGCGCTAGCGGCGGGAGCGGCGGCGGCGATCGAGGCGGCGCTGGCGGCTGGCCTGACCGCGGCCGGGATCGTCGGGCTGGCCGTGGGCGCGGCCGGGGCAGCGCATGTGATCGGACGCCTGGCGGACGCCGGGGTGGGCACGGCTATCGGCCGCCACCTCGACGCGGTGCTGCCGCCGCTGGTGACGCGGGCCTTCGACGCAGGGATGGCCCACGCGGCCACGGAGACGGACACCGAGGCGGTCGCCGCGCTGCGGTCGCCGGGGCTGGCGCGGACGCTGGCCGGCTTGGAGATCACGATCCGGGGCATCGCCCAGACCTCGGTGGACCGGATCGGGGTCGCCTTGGCGGATGGGATGGCGCTGGACGAGTCTCCGGACGCACTCGCGGCCCGGGTGGACGCGGTGCTGCACGACCCTGCACGGGCTCGGATGATCGCCCGGACTGAGGTGGCCCGAGCCATGGAGACGGCGGCGCTGGCGCAGGCCACGGCGGTCCACCAGCGGGGGAAGGCGTGGCAGACGCAGGACGACGCCCGGGTGTGTGCGCTCTGCGGCGCCAACGAATCGGAAGGGGCGATCCACATCACCCACGCGTTTGCCTCGGGTGACCAAGCGCCCCCGGCCCATCCGCTCTGTCGCTGCACGGTGGAGTGGCTGGCGGAGCCATGACCCCGGATCTGCATCCTCCACGGAGAATCCCATGACCGATGAGACCCTGTACCTGGCCGGCGGCACCATCACCAAGTCGTCCCGCCTGGCGGACGGGACGCTCGCCTTCAGCGTGTCCAAGGCCGTCGGCCCCGAGGTCGACGCGGACCGCCAGGTGGCGGATCCCGTCTGGGCACGGACCGCCATGGCCAAGTGGTTCGCCACGGGCGGCAACCTGCGGGAGCAGCACGACAAGCACCGGGCCATCGGCAAGGCGCTGACGCTGGAGGACCGCGAGGACGGCCAGTGGATCTCGGGGATCTGCGCCGACCCGGTCGCGAACCAGAAGGTCGAACTCGGCATCCTCCGGGGGCTGAGCTACGGCGTCCGCGGCTACCGGCTGCACAAGACGGCCGGCCAGCCCGACCGGATCGTCGACGGCGAGATCGTCGAGGTGTCGCTGGTCGATCGTCCCGCCAACCCGACCGCCAAGCTGGTGCTGGCCAAGGCCGCTGGCGACGGCTCCTGCGAGTTCGTAGAGGAGTTCACCGACGCCATGGATGCCGAGAAGGCCGATGCCATGACCCACAGCCACGCCCACCGTCACGCGGATGGGCACCACCGTCACGACCACCGGCACGGCCCGGACGTCACCGAGCATTCGCGGCTGGACTCCGGCGTCCGCCATGGGCACAACCACGCCGAGGCGGACCCCGATCTGATCGAGGACGCCGACGAGGACAAGACCGTCGGCGCGGACGTGACCAAGGCCAAGCTGGACACGGCCGACCGGAAGGCGCTGCCGAAGTCGGACTTTGCCATCCCCGAGAAGGCGCCCGGGTCCGGCAGCTACCCCATCAACGACGAGGCCCATGCCCGGGACGCGCTGGCGCGTTCCAGCGGCAAGCCGGAGGAGGCCCGCGTCCGGGCCGCCGTGAAGCGCAAGTACCCGGACATGGACGTCGCCGATGACAAGGACGAGGACAAGGCGGCGTCGGCCACCTGGGACGCCCTGAGTCAGAAGGTGAGCGAGTTGGCCGAGATGGTCAAGGCGGCCAAGCCGACCAAGCCGACGAAGGCCGACCCCGACCCAGACGACGACGGGGACGACGACATGACCCCCGAAGGCGACACCGACCATGACTACTGGAACGCGGACGGCACGCCGACCGCGAAGGGTCGGGCGGCTGGGTTCACCAGCCGTCGGCGGAAGCGCGCGGAGACGGACAAGACCATGGGCCCCGACCTGGAGAAGGCCGTGGCGGCGGCGGTGCTGAAGGCAGAGTCCACCCTGCTGGAGAAGGTCGCGGGCCTTGAGGCAGAGCTGGAGAAGGTCAAGGCGACGCCGATCCCTGGAGCCGTCCGGACCCGGCCGGCGCTGGCCGCGGAAGCCTCGGCCGAGGCCACGCGCCTTCGGCTCGAGCGCGACCACTACCTCCGTGTCGCCGAGGAGGTGAGCGAGGTGTCGCTGGCCAAGGGCTACCGCGACCTCGCCGCCCAGCGCACGGACGCCCTGGAGAAGATTCACAGCTGAGGCACTGCCTCAAAGGAGATCACCGTGGAGACCACCGACCTCGCCGAGCTCAATCAGTGGCTCGGCCTCCACCAGCCGGGGATCAACCCGGCGGAACGCGTCGAGGCGTTCAAGGCCGCGTGGAGTGAAACCAAGACCAAGAGTGCCCGCGGGGACTTTCCCAAGCCCTTCGCCGGCAAGCACGCCAGCCTCCAGACCCGCCGCCAGACGCCGGCGCAGGCGCAGTACGCGCAGGCGCAGGCCATCGTCGACCTGGAGAAGTCGGTCGGACCGGACCAACTCGCGTCCCTCCAGGACGTGATCGCGCGGGCGAAGGTCCAGCAGGCGGACCTTCAGAAGGACTGGACGTTCACCAACCCCTCGCCGCTGCCGCTGCCCTACGACCTGCTCCCGGTGGTGCAGATCCTCGTGAACCGGAAGACCCCGCTCTACGACCTGATCCCCCAGGGACCGGCGTCGGGCGTGGCGCACCACTACTTCCAGGTCAAGGGCTGGTCGAACTCCGGCCAGGGCGGCATCCCCAACCTGCTGGCCGGCATCGACTCGGACACCGTCCAGACGCCGGTCGGGACGATCAACCTACGCCGGGGCGTGCCGATCCAGTACGCGACCGCCAGCAGCTCGGTCCAGATGATCGAGCACGGCATGTACGACTCGGTGGGCTACGGAGCCCGCTTCGCGATGCAAGGGCTCGTCGACGCGCAGGAGTTGTCCCACACCGCCCTCCTCTGGGCGTCGCTGGGCGCGGCCGAGCGCGAGCACCTGTACGGGCGTGGCACGGCCGCCAACGGCTTCCAGGGCGTCCTGGCCGCGCCGACCGGCGTCTCCGTGGCGGCAGCCGCCGCGACGGGCAGCCAGGTCGGCAACACCGCCAACATCCCGACGCTCTACGTCTACGTCACCGCCAACTCGGGGCCGGGACAGTCGGTCGCCTCGACCATCGTGGCGACCACGGCCCTGTCGGCCACGACCGGCGACGTCATCAACGTCTCTTTCACCCTCCCCAGCGGCGCGCTCGGGGCCACGGTGTACGCGGGGACCACGACCGGCATCGCCAACGCCTTCTACGCCGGCACCACGAACCAGGGAGGCGCAGACGCGTTCACCATCCAGTTCACCGGCGGCGGGACGGGCGGCACGCCGAACTCGGGGGCGCAGCCCTCGGCGACCGACTCCTCGGCGTCGACCTACTCCTACGACGGCCTCCTCACCGCGGCCACCGGCACGAACTCAGGCTACGTCAAGTCGCTCGACGGGCCGCTCTCGACGAGCACCCCGGGCGGCGACATCCAGACGGCGCTGGCGGCGCTGTACGGGCAGGGTTCGACGAACAACTTCGCCGACCCCGACCACATCTGGACGACCGCCTCGATCCGGGCCGCGCTCTCGGTGCAGCTCCAGACCCTGTCGTCCACCAACTACCGCTTCACCGCCCAGATCAGCGATGGCGGGGTGGTGATGGGTGGCCTGGTGACCGGCATCCAGAACCAGTCCAACGGCCGGGACAACGTGCCGCTGGACGTCCACCCCTACATGCCGACCGGCTGCATGTTGATCCAGAGCTTCCACCTGCCCATGCCCGACTCGCGCGTGGCCAACCCGGTGGAGTTCCGTCAGGTGCAGCCGTTCATGTCCATCGACTGGACCGACATCGACCTGGCCTCGGCCGCGTCGACGTACTGGTTCGGATCGCTGGTCCACTACGCGCCCCAGTTCTCGGGCGCCATCATCAACATCAAAGATTAGCCACTGGGGGGACGGCCTTCGGGCCGTCCCTCTCAGCCGGGCGAGAGGTGGGATGCAACTGCTCTCCACGGACAAGGCTGCCCACCAACTCCAGGTGGGCGAAGGGGGCCGTGTCTACCGGGCCAGGGATGGCGTGGTGGACGTGGACAACCCCCGTCACATCTCGATCCTGCGCCAGCTTGGCTGCTCGCCGCGCCTCACCCAGGCCGTGGGTGGCCGCACGTTCGTCTGCGCGTGTGGGTTCCGCGCCTACTTTCGCGATCGCTGCGGCCGGTGTGGCCGCACGGACCTTTCAGAGGAGATATGAGATGACCGAGACACCCCCCCGACACACCAAGGGGAAGGACAGTGGCCCGGCCAGGTCCTAACCGCACCCGGGACGCCCCGACGCCGCTGCCGGCGTCGGAGGCGGACCCGCACCTCGGCGAGGTCGTCGCGGTCGGGACGCGGCAGATCGCGTTCGAGGACGGCGAGTACGCGGTCGACCCCAAGACCGGCCGCGTACTCCGACGCCTGTCGTGACGGTCGCCCCGGCGCTTCCGCTCGTCTCGCGCCCGGAGACGGCCGGCGTCCCCTACCTCACGACGGGCCAGTTCCTCAACGAGGCCACGGGCGTCCAGACGGACAACCTCGTGCCCGGCGGGACGCCGGAGCAGCAGACCGCCGCGCTCGCCTCGGCCATCCTGCAAGCCAGCTCGTGGATGGACGGCGTCTGCTGGCAGGTGCTCGGCACGACGACCGACACCGAGGTCGCCGAGGTCCGGGCCCGGCGTGACGGCTGGCTGGAGGTCTTCCCGCGCTGCTTCCCGATCCGCGGGGTGACAGGGGTCAGTCTCGGGTCGCCCGCGACGGACACCGGGACCTGGACGGCGCTGACGGACCTGTCGGGTTTGGTCGTCCAGACGCGCCGGGTGGTGGTCGGACCGCCGAGTTCGGTGATGAACTGGGGCTGGCCGGTCCAGTTCGGCCCGACCGGGCTGCGCCGGACGTGGTGGGTCCAGCTCACCTACGTCAACGGCTACCCGGTGACGACGCTGACGGCCCAGGCCAACGCCGCGTCGGTGAGTCTCCAGGTGGCGAACGGCATCGGGATCGCGGTCGGGATGCCGCTCACCATCTCGGACGGCATGAACACGGAGACGGTCACGGTGTCGGGTCTTCCGGGTGGCGCGCTCGCGCTCACGGCGTCAGGCCCCGCGACCCTCACCGTCCCGCCGACGATCTTCCAGCACGGCCCCGGGATCGGCATCAGCAATCTGCCGGTGCGCCTGGTCCGGGCGGCCATCCTCGCGACGTCGGGCCTGATCCGGTCGGCCCGCGGGACGGCCGCCTTCGTCATGCCGGACAGCTTCGGCAGCCAGTCGGTCATCAAGACCGAGGCGCCCGGCGGCAACGACCTCGCGGACGCGATGGCCATCCTGGTCCCGGAGTTCCGCGCCAGCACCGCCGTCGCTGGGCTGCTGTAGCACCGTGGCGGTCGGGGCGACAGCGGTCCGGCAAGCCCTGGCGGCGTGGATCGCCCCGCCAGCCGTGGCGGGCCTTGCGACGGTCTTCACGGCCGAGCCGCGCCAGTCGCGCGACCAGGACTACTTCAGCGGGCTGCCCGCCGGGACGGTCACGGGGGCGATGGCGTTCTGCGCGATCGAGTCGCAGGCGGAACTCCGGCGTGAGGTCGGCGGCCCGACCAGCGGGGTCAAGCAGGTCACCTACGCGGCGGTGGTCGTGATCCGGTGCCTGAGTCGCCAGCCCGACGCGGAGAACGCCCACGCCGACATCGAGGGGATCATCGAGGCGCTGCTCGCGCGGCTGCGGGCCTCGCGGACGCTCGGGACGGTGGACGGCACGGTCTTCCAGGCCGGCGAGGGCAACGGCCTCGGGTCGGCCGACCTGCACGTCGCGTTCGAGCGCATCTCCGCCCTCGGCGGCGGCCTGATCGGCGGCGCCGAGGTGCGCCTGACCATCCAGCAGCTACCCATCACCTGACCGGGAGGCGCCATGCCCACCTATCGCAACCGTGGCCCCTTCGACCTGCGCCTGCTGGCGCTGGGGCGCACTCTGGCGCCGGGCGACACCGTCACCACGGACGTCCCCCTGTCCCACGAGGCGCTGGAGGCGATCGGGTCGTCGCGTGCCGACCCGGACCGCGGCCTGATCCCACCCCCATCTGATGAGGCGCCGCCTCCCAAGGAGCCTTGATGCCCACCTTTGCCGACGCGATTCCGGTCCAGCGGCGTGCCATTGGCATCGCCAAGGAGACGACCAAGGGGACCTACGCCGTCCCGACCGCCTTCGTGCCGGTCAAGACCTTCGTCCCGAAGGACGTCATCGACCCGCTCAAGGTGCAGTATCTGGGTGGCTCGATGACCGAGGACTACGGCTACCTCCAGGGCATCGAGTCGAGCGCGATCACGATGACGGGGGACTTCTTCCCCGACACCTGGGCATGGCCGCTGGCGGCGTTGCTCGGGGACATCACGACGACGGGCTCGGTCGCGCCGTTCTCGCACGCGTGCAGTCTGCTCAACTCCGGGAACGGTCAGCCGGGATCGCACTCGGTGACGGATGCGTACGGCGCCACGTCCGCCCGCGCCTTCACCGCCGTGCAGTGGGACAACGTCACCCTGACCGCCAGTGCGGACGGGCTGCTCACGGCCTCGGCCGCGGGGATGGGCCTCATCTCGGCGACGGAGACCAACCCCACCACCACGCTGACCGGGGTGCTGCCGATTCCGGCTTGGGAGTTCACGCTGACGTTCAACACCGAGTCGATCTACTTCACCACGGCGGCGGTCACGCTGGCGCGGCGCAATCAGGTCATCAAGGCGCTGAGCGGGACGCAGACACCGGCACAGATCTTCTGCGGGTCGCTCGCGGTCTCCTGGAAGATCACCGCCATCGCCGATCCCGGCGACACGGCGCTCCTCAACTACCTCAACAACACCCAGCCGGTGACGACGCTGTCGGGGACCAGCGGGACGGGCGCGTCCGAGACGGGCCTGACTGTCGTCAGCAACAAGTGTGCGATCGAAGTGGGCGACATCGTCCAGCGGGGCGAGTACCTGGAGGTCGAGTTGACCGGGACGGGCATCGCCAACACCACCAACGCGGGAGCGTCCGGCGGGGAGTCGCCGGTCCTGGTGACCATCATCAACGGCCAGAACGCGTCCTACGCCTGATGGGGGACCGTGTCGAGTTGCCGAACGGGGCGTGGGCCGAGCTTCGAGACCCGCAGGCGCTCCCCAACCGGCTGCGCCTCCGAGCGCAGCGGGCGCACGCGGCCACGCAGGAGGGCGACGTCGACTCGTGGGCGGCGTTCAGCGACGCCCTGTGTGGGGTCTTCGTCGAGGGCTGGAGTTACGCGCTCCCGCTGCCTGGGGACGCTCCAGCCAGTCTCGGGGACATCCCGGGTCTGGCCTACGACACCCTGGCGCTGGCGTGCCTGCCGCGCTATCGGGCCAGT